CGCGTTTGTGGTTACCGGTGCCCGACACACAGCGTATTTTAAGTGCGCTGTGTTACGGTTCCAACATTGATGATGTGCGATATCATTTGCTGCGTGCAAATGCTTTGCGTCTTGACTCATATGGAAATAAAGTTTGCCGTATAATTATACAGGATTATATCAATTATTTATATCGAGCGTTTGCGCCCGATTTGATTGGATCTGTCTGTATTAAAGGTAACAAAATTCCTATGAGTGAAATATCTAATCTTTGGAAGAGTGATGAATATATAGAAGCGTTATATTCGGGTTATGAAAGTGGTGGTGATGCATGTAATACCACTGCTTGGTTACAGGTAGTCGATATGGTAAATACTGCACTAGCACCTATTGGTGCTTAACTACTTTAAATTTCTAATCTATTATACAAAAACGGAGAATCATTTAATAATTTTGATTCTTTTACAACTTCTTTCTCTTATCTTACAAATTTTAAATATGTCAAGCCGTAAACAACAAAATAAACCAAAAGCTGCTCAAACGATGGCTTCTTTTATGACTGCAGTTAAGTCTGCAATTGCAAAGAAATCACGACCAGCAAAAGGTAATAAACCTAAACCGAAAGGCAAAGGTCAAAATCAACGTAATAAAATGGGTGGGACTGGACGTCTTGGCCTATCTTCTACAAATTCTAGCACACAAAGTCGTCGTGCTCAAATTATTGAAGAAGATGAATATATTGCAGATGTATTTGGTTCTGTAGCTTTTGTAGCTACAGCCTACCCTGTTAATATTGGTCAGTCTGGTACATTTCCATGGGGTTATAAAATAGCCTCTCTTTATGAAAAATATGATTTTGAATTTATTGAATTCTATTATAGACGTCAAGTTAGTGAATTTGCTACTAATGGTCAGGCTGGGAAAGTTTTTCTTTCTGCTGATTATGATGCTAGTGATTCACCACCTGGTGGAAAACAACAAGTTGAAGACACGGTACCCCATATTGATGGTATGCCATGTGCTGAACAGTTGGTTTTACGCTTAGATACTGCATTGATCCGAAAAGGTGATGCTAAATTTGTGCGTCCTGGTTTGCCTCCGGCAAATACAGACATAAAAACTTATGATTGTGCGAACCTATATGTTTCTACAGCGGGTAACACTAATGCTACCGTTATTGGTGAGTTACGTGTTCGTTATCGTTGTAGACTTAGTGTTCCAGTTCTTGAATCAAGTGCTACGTCAGGTTTTGCTGGTACGCAAATGCTTATTACCTCAGCTCTTGCTGGGGAAGCTTCTGCTGCCACAAATACCTATAACACACTTTTTGCTTCAACAACTAATCCAATTGTCCTAACAAATACTATTGGTGCAGTGCTTACAAGTACTGGTTTAATAACAGTGAATGCGGGAACGTATTTACTTGAATATTTTAACACTGGTTCAGATTCTTCTGCCGCCCTAACAGGTGGGTCTTTAGAATTTAACAATGTTGTCACTGCCAACACTGGTGTCATTTTAACAAGTGGCGCCGGAACTGTGGTTACAGGGGATGTGTCTGGTCATAATGATTGGCAAAACACTATCTCGTTGGTATGGCCTACATCATTGTACGGTACATCAATTGCAGCTCAAGCTGCTTTAACATTTGCTTCTGGTTCTGGATTGAATCATGGTAATTTGAGAATCACTCAACTTTGAGGGTCGAGCGCTGCACCTGTAGTGCCTCCTTTAAGTGTGAGCGATTTCTCTTCTTCTGTTTTGGATAACTCTGGAGGAAATGCTTTTGTGTTTGGGACTATAATCTCAAATGGCAAAAACATTATTATTAGTAATAATCCAGGAGGTCCGACATATTTTTGTCCTCCTACTGGCTCTTATAATACATCTTTGGACTTTTTACTTGGTTCAGGTGGTGGCGCTGTTACTCTTAACAACGTTACTCTTGCCATAAATCTTCAAACATTTTTTCCAACTCCTCCAGCCATATGTAATTATGTGTTGGTAGCAGATGGTACTTCTAACTATGAGTGGGCTTATGATAATTCATTTGATCCAACAGTTGCTGCAAAATTATCTTTTATGTAATATTATTCTTATTTTGTTTATATTCGTGAATACCCTTCAGAAAGGTATTTCATCATCAAATTTTCTGACGTGCGTGGACGTTTTTTCCATGTAATTCTATCTTAATAATATCCCTAGGTGTGCAGTGAGATTCGTTTCAAAGACCGGCTACGTAAGTGGCGGCAAAAGACTAAGAACGAGAAGTCATACATACCAAGGATGGGTGAAATGTATTAATTTATATATGGTTTGTTCATGTTTCGTGTTTTTGTAATTTATAATTACCTCTTTATGTGCTTTTTTATAGAAATTTATTTCCGTAATATTCTTTTTAGCATTAAAAGTGAACAAAAAAAAAAAAAAAACAAAATCG